CTGTTTTGTGCATACCCGCATTTCAAAACCCCGAAACTTTGCTAAGGTAGACCTATGCCTAACCCAGCCAAACCAGCCGAACTAGCGATGATGCAGGGCAATCCTGGTAAGCGAGCCATTAGAACTAATGATGCGATTGCACCGCTTGAGTATGGGTATGTTGAACCGCTTAGACCGCTCGGTGAAGTTGGCAAGCAGTTTTGGGATTCTATCTTTGGTGCTGGTGAGCTTTGGATTTCTATAAAGACTGATACTGCTTTGGTGCAGTTAGTTTGTGAGCAGATGGATCGTAGGGCTAGGCTTTCGGCTCTTTGGTGGGATAACCCAACAGACCGAACTGTGACTATGGGCTTGCACGAACTGGAGAAAGAGTTGCGTTCTAATCTGGGCTTGCTTGGTTTCAGTCCGGCTGACCGCACACGCCTCGGCTTTGTATCGGCTAAGACAAAATCAAAGTTAGAGGAACTACTGGCTAAAAAGGCAGCGCGTGGATAGTTGGCCACCAGCCTGGCTTACCCCTGTCAAACCTGAATCTATTGCTAGGGGTGATGGCGAGGATGCTATTGAGTTCGCTGAACTCTTTGGCTCTATTGGTAAAGATGGTATTGCTGGCCGAGCAGGGCAACCGCTTATCTTGCGTGACTGGCAGAAGGAACTTCTAAAGCACCTTTATGCTCGCGATGCTAATGGTGGCTATGAGGCTCAGACGGCTCTAATCGGGATGCCACGCAAATCCGGAAAGAGCGCCTTGAGTTCTGCTGCTGTCGCTCTCTATTCCTTGCTGGCTGAGGGTGTGCAGGGTGGTGAAGTGATTGTTGCTGCTGCCGAAAAGGAACAGGCTCGCATCGTGTTTGGTGAGGCTCGCCGTATGGTGGAGTCAAGCGAACTGGCTGACATGGTGCAGGTCTATAAAGACTCAATCTATGTGCCAAGCACCCACTCGGTTCTCAAGGTTGTATCAGCCGAGGCCTATTCCAAAGAAGGTGCTAACCCTCACCGTCTAGTCCTTGATGAGTTACACGCCCATCGTGACCGCAAGCTCTTTGATGTTTACTCTCTAGCTATGGGTAACCGAGGCAAGATTGCTCAACTGGTTGCTATCTCCACCGCTGGAGTCCGCCAAGACATAACAGGTCAAGACTCTATCTGTTACAGCCTTTACCAGTATGGCAAGCAAGTAGCCAATGGTGAGATTGATGACCCTAACTTCTTCATGGCTTGGTGGGAAGCACCACCAGAGGCGGATCACCGCTTGCCTGAAACTTGGAAGATGGCTAACCCTGGATTCAATGACCTTGTAGCCGAAACAGACTTTGCCTCAGCGGTCAAGCGAACCCCAGAGGCCGAGTTTAGAACTAAGCGCCTAAACCAATGGGTGAACACTAAGAACGCTTGGTTGCCAGCAGGTGTTTGGGATAACTTGCAAGATGACTTTGAGATGACCCCAGAGGATGAGTATGTCGTTGGCTTTGACGGTTCTTGGAAGAACGACAGCACCGCTCTTGTAGCAGTTCTACTGCCTAAAGAGGAAGGCGAGCCTTTCCGAGTAAAACACATCAAGTCATGGGAAAAAGACTTCACGATTGATGATGACTCTTGGCGTGTGGACAAGCACGAGGTTAGCCAATACCTGCTTCAGTTTTATACAGACTTTCCTCGTATGAAAGAACTTGTCTGTGACCCTTCCTATTGGGAAGATGAGCTTTGGGATTGGAACGCTGCTGGGTTGCCTGTTGTTGCCTACCGCAACTCAACAGACCGCACAATTCCAGCCACCGCAAAACTGTTTGATGCGATTATGTCTGGTGCTTTAGTTCACGATGGCTCACCATCAATGGCCAGACACCTTGACAACTGTATTCTCAAGATTGACAACCGAGGCGCTCGCATTACTAAAGACTTCCGACAGCCAAAACTAAAAGTGGACAATGCTATTGCCCTAATGATGGCTTATGACCGCGCAAGCGGTAGAATGGAAGAACAGGTTGTTCCGCAATTTTTCGCATAGGCAGGGCTAATGGCTTCCATTTTTGATTTCTTTAGAAAAGAAGATAGAGCAATTTCTTTTCAAACCGTATGGGGTGCTGGTGCTGACCTTGACCTTGTAAACCCTTCAGGTGTGAACATCAACGCTAATACAGCCTTTGAGGTTGTGGCTTTCTGGTCGGCTGTTAGCCTAATCAGCGACACAATCGCAACCTTGCCAGTAGATTCTTTTATTCGCCAAGACGGAACACGCCGCCCTTATCGCCCACGCCCAGCATGGGTAGACCAGCCAGATGTGGACATGACCCGACAGGCTCACTACCAACAGGTTCTTGTTAGCTTGCTAGTTAGTGGAAACTCTTACACTCGCGTTTTCCGCAATTCAAATGGCGATGTTGTAAACCTTGTTGTTCTTGATCCTGCAACTGTTCAGGTTCGCCGTTCAGCAATTGGCCGCAAGATTTTCATTGTAGATGGCGAAGAAAAGACTTTGGACTCAGAGTCAATCATTCACATTACAGACCTTATTCAGCCAGGTTCACTAACAGGTCTTAGCCGAGTTGAGCGCCTAAAGGAAGCACTTGGTCTTTCTAGCGCAATGCAGTCTTTTGCTTCTCGCTTCTTTGGAACAGGTGCAACCACACAGGGCATCATTGAGTTCCCTGGCAACCTAACCCCTGAGCAAGCAAAGAACTTGCGCGATGGTTTTGACTCAGCACACCGAGGTTTCCGCCGCGCACACAAGACTGGTGTTCTATCAGGTGGTGCAACTTACAAGCAAACAACTGTTCCTAACGATGCAGCTCAGTTCCTAGAGTCACGCCGTTTCTCAGTTGAAGAAATCGCTCGTGCGTTCAACATTCCTCTGAGCATGATGGGTGTTCCAGGCACACAGTCTTACGCTTCTGTTGAGCAGAACGCTATTCAGTTCGTGACCCACACCTTACGCCCATACATTGAGAAACTTGAGTGGGCTTACTCTCGCCTACTACCAGTTGAGGCTTTCCTAGCGTTCAACACTAACGGCCTACTTCGCGGTGACTTCAACTCACGCATCTCGGCTTACGCAACAGGCTTACAGTCTGGCTTTATGTCGGTGAACGATGTTCGCAAACTTGAGGACATGAGTCCTGCCGAGGGTGGAGATCAATACCGCGTTCCATTAGCCAACATTGCCCTAACCGATACCGGCCTAGTTGCAGAGAATGAAAAGACCAACATGGTCAAGGCTCTGATTCAGGTTGGTTTCGACCCAGAAGCAACCCTAAAGGCATTCGGTCTACCAGTTATTCCGCACACCGGAGTTCCAAGCACACAACTTCAGGCAGTCAATACCATTGACCCAGAAAACCCAGACACAGTTTACGGAGTCTAAATGATAAACCCAGGAACTTACAACATCACCTGCCCACAGGGTGCAACTTGGGATAAGACTTTCACAGTCACCGTTGGTGGCTCACCTCTAAACCTAACTGGCTACACAGCGGCTATGCAGGTGCGAGAATCAGCAGATGCCTCATCGGCGCTTATCAGTTTGACTCAGGCTTCAGGAATTACTTTGGGTGGAACTGCTGGAACTATCGGCGTTGTTATCAGCTCGACAGCCTCAGCCGCTATCGCTGCTGGTTCTTACTCATACGACCTAGAACTAAACTCAGGTAGCACAATCACTCGCTTGCTTGAAGGTTCTTTCAATGTGACAGGTAATGTGACCCGATGAGTGATGTTGTAGTTTCCGTTGTTGAATCTACTACCACCGTCACCGTCACAGACCAAGATGTTGCAGTAGCAATTACCGAATCGCCTGTTGTTGTTACAACTGGCACTTCAGGCCCACAAGGTATCAAAGGCGATGCTGGCCCTGCCAACACGCTGACTGTTGGAACTGTCACAAAGGCTACGGATGACACCGCAACCGTAACTATTACTGGCGATGCTCCAAGTCAAACTATTAGTTTTGTTTTGCCTCGCGGTTTGCAAGGTATTCAAGGTGTAAAAGGTGACACCGGAGCAACAGGTGCAACAGGCGCAACTGGAGCCACAGGCCCACAAGGTATTCAGGGTGAAACTGGCGCTAAAGGCGATAAAGGTGACACAGGTGCGACTGGCCCACAAGGTGAAACTGGCCCAATAGGCGCGACAGGTGCAACAGGTATCACTTGGCGTGGCACTTGGTCTGGTGACATTGACTATGTAAACAACGATGCTGTCTACTACAACAATTCTTCTTGGTTCGCTTCTGGTGATCCTACTCAGGGTGAAGCACCAGCTTTAGATGCAACACATTGGTTCCCTCTAGCAATTCAGGGTGCGACTGGTGCTACTGGCCCTCAAGGCCCACAGGGTGTTCGTGGTATTGAAGGTCAGCGCGGTGAGCAAGGTGTAAAGGGCGATAAGGGAGATACTGGGGCAACTGGAGCCACAGGCGCAACTGGTGCGACTGGGCCTCAAGGTATTCAAGGCGAAACAGGCGCTACTGGGCCTCAAGGTGCCGATGGTGACTCTGCTTATGCCGTTGCTGTTGCTAATGGTTTTGTTGGTAATGAAGCCGCTTGGCTTGAATCTCTTATTGGCCCTACTGGTGCTACTGGTGCTACAGGTGCTACTGGGCCACAGGGTGCTACTGGTGCTACTGGCCCTCAAGGCCCGACTGGAGCCACAGGTGCGACAGGCCCAACTGGTGCAACTGGAGATACTGGTGCTGGGGTTGCTGCTGGTGGAACTGCTGGGCAAGTTCTTAGCAAAGTAAATGGAACTGACTACAACACAACCTGGACAACTCTAAGCGGTATCACAATGAATGGCACAGCCGTTGCTTTGGGTGGAACAGTCACAATTTATGCGGTGTTAGGCTAAAGAATGTCAATTTTACAAAAAGTCTATGATGTTGGAACTACTCCAGTTACAGTAGTCGCGCCAACTGCTGACTATGTAAAGTATGTTCTAAAAAACATTCAGCCTAAGAATGTGGATGAGTATGCTCGCGATGGCTATATGTATATCATCGGACAACAGTTCACAATCACCAGTGGTGGCACAGCCAGTTTTTCAATGGCCACAGGTGCAACAGGCGCACAACTAGATTTCTACTCAATTATTTCAGACACCGCAACTGTTCTATCTAGCCTTGTTGAAGGTGCAACAGTCACAACAACAGGTGACCCAATTCCTGCCTATAACCTAAACCGCACTAAGTCAGATTCACATAATTCTGTTCTAAAAGCAGCAACTTCTATAACTGGTGGAACTGTGGTTAGCCAAGAATTCACAACTGCTTCTATTCACGCTGGTGGTGCAGTATCAAGCACAAAGGTTCACACTCTAAAGCCAAATGCCACCTATGGTATGCGCTTTGTAAATCAAGGCAATCAGACAACTAATGTTTTCTTCCAACTAGGTTTCTCAGAACACTACAACGGCTATAACAACATCTGGCTAGAAACACTAAATGATTCTTTCGTGCTTAGGCCTAATGAGGAAATAATGATGGAACTATTGCCTAACGCCACCATAAACGCTACCTCGCTAATAAACAGCAACAAGCTCTCAGTCATGAGGCAGAAATAGGATAGGAAAACAATGCCTTATTACATTGCTAAAGACCGAGAAGGTTGCTCAGGCTGGGCAGTTATTGACCAAGATGGCGCACAGTTTGGTTGCCACACAACAAAACAATCTGCCATAGATCAGGCTGTTGCCATTAGCCTTTCAACTGAGGAAGAATTCTTGGGGGAGCGTTCAGTTCGAGCCGTCAATCAAGAAGCACCTGCTTACATGAGGGTTGCTGCTCGCCGAGGTCTTGAGTATTACGCTGAGGGTCTAGGTGGAGATGGCCTGGTTGAGCGCACTATTCGTGAAGCTAGAGAAATGGCACAAGGCAACATTAGCGATGACAAGTGGATTCGAATTGCTGCTTGGATTGCTCGCCACCTTGGAGATTTAGATTCACCAGATGCAGACCCAGCCTCAGACAACTATCCGAGTGCCGGTGTTGTTGCACATCTACTTTGGGGTTCCGGCCCATCAAAGCGAGCCGCCGAAAGAACCCTAGCCTATGCTGAATCAGTTGTTGCTAGAATTAGAGCAGATGAAGAAAGTCAAAGAATGAACACTAATCGCGCATTGCCAGATGAACTAACAGTTGGCGATACTGTCGCTTGGGTTATCCAGAACACCGAAATTGAATCTTATGCTGGTGTTGTAACTGACCTTATGGAAACAGATGCTCATGTTGCTATATGGGATGAAGAAGATGGTATTTGGACACCTGAAGGCATAACCGCTGTTGTGCCAATCGCTGACCTAAAGAAAATCAACCCTCTTGTTAGCGAGCCAGAAATGGAAGAACCTATGCAAGATCCTTCTATGCCAGCCGATATTCCAGATGTTCCTTTCCAGGTGCAGTCACGCGATAAGTGGATTCGAGCTGCTTGGTCTATCAAGGCAAAACTAGAGGGTGCTTCAGATGAGGCTCGCGCACTAGGCAAGAATGAAACTCGCACCAACCACATTGAACTTCGCGCTGAGGGCGATGGCCGTTCCTTTACTGGCTATGCAGCACTATTTGACCAGCCAAGCCTTCCGCTGCCTTTTACTGAGTTTGTGAAGCGTGGAGCGTTCAAGCGTTCACTCCAGTCACGCAACCGAATGATGTTGCTTTGGAATCACGACACTTCTAACCCTCTAGCCTCAACACGCAACGGCTCACTTCAGTTAGTTGAGGATGAGCGTGGACTAAAGGTCACAGCAACCCTGCCAGATACAACTCTTGGCCGCGACATTGCCGAGTTGGTTCGCACAGGTGTTGTGGACTCAATGAGCTTTGGTTTCTCAGTCAAAAAAGATTCTTGGTCACAAGACGGTCAAACTCGCTACCTAGAAGATGTTTCACTCTATGAAGTGAGCCTTGTCAGCACACCAGCATACGAAGCAACCGCTGGAACAGTAGCAGTTCGCTCAGGTGACTCAATCTCAGCCGACACTCTAGCCGAGGCTTTGTTCAAGGTAGAAAATGGTGAGCAACTAGACCCAGAAGAAGGCGCTGTTGTAGCTGAGGTTATCTCACGCCTAACAAAGACTGAAGAAGTCCAAGAAGTCGAAGGTGACATCCTGGCTCTAAAGCAAAAGAAACTGGCTCTACTAATGATGGGAATCTAATGCCAAGCAAAGATGAAATTGCAGTAGCAATCAAGGTAGTAAAAGAAATTTCTGGTGATCCAAGCACCGGCGCAATCAAAGAACTGCTAGACTTGCTAAACGCTCCTGCCAAAGAAGCCAAGAGCTTCACTCCAGTTGCTGAAACACGCATAGCAGGAGTGACTGAAACTCGCTAACACCTTTCGAGCGAGATAAGACCCCCGACTGACCCCCTTTCCAGTCGGGGGTTCTCTCATTCTGTTTACACACACCTTGTAGAATTGATACAGGCTCTGAGTTTGCTCGGCCTCTAGTCTGCTCTGAGTTTGCTCGGCAGAAATCAATAATCAAATCCAATCAAAGGAAAAACTATGTCAGAGTTCATCAAGAACCAGGCAGAAGTTCGC